GAGACACAGTAGATGTTGATATTGATCTTGGCTTTGATACTTGGCGTTGCGGTGAGCGCATACGTTTGTACGGTGTTGATACTCCAGAGTGCCGCACGAGAGATGCAGAGGAAAAAGCTGCCGGACTCTTGGCAAAGGAGTTTGTCGAAGAGACACTGCACGTCGGAGGAACGTACAAACTAACTACCAAAGAGAAGGGTAAGTTCGGAAGGTACTTGGGCGTTATAATGTTAAGCGACAGGACTTCGATAAACGCAGCGTTAGTCACAGAACATCTTGCCGTACCGTACCATGGGCAAAACAAACAAGAAATAGAAGACGCACACGCAGCTAACTATAAAATTCTACAAGAGAAGGGATTGATATAACGTGAATATAATAACGGTAGACTTCGAGACGTATTACGATAAAGACTACGGACTACGTAAGTGCACCACGGAAGAGTACATCCGACACGAGCGGTTTGAAGTTATTGGTGTAAGCGTAAAGGTTAACAACGAAGAAACAGCATGGTTAAGTGGGCCACACGATGCACTCAAAAAATACTTACACGCTAATTACGATTGGGAGAACTCTGCTGTTCTTGCCCATAACACTATGTTTGATGGCGCTATTCTTAGTTGGCTGTTTGATATTCACCCTAGGGTATGGCTTGATACTTTGTGTATGGCGCGTGCGTTACATGGCGTTGAAGTGGGCGGCTCGCTTGCGTTCCTAGCTGAGAAGTATGGCCTCGGCGTGAAAGGTAACGAAGTACTCAACGCTGTAGGTAAACGGCTCGCTGACTTTACTGACGAAGAACTTGCTAGCTACGGGGACTACTGCGTTAACGATACCGAACTTACTTACAATCTCTACAAGAAGTTTGAGAAAGACTTTCCTGTAGTAGAACTAAAAGTAATCGACATGACCCTACGTATGTTCATCGACCCAGTACTGGAGTTAGATGTACCGAAACTAAAGCTACACTTGGATGCGCTCAAAGATCAGAAAGATGTGTTGTTAGAGGAATGCGGTATAGGCAAGGACGAGCTAATGTCTAACCCGAAGTTTGCTGCTGCACTTGAGTCGCTGGGTGTTGAGCCACCTATGAAAACAAGTCTGCGTACTGGCAAGGAGGCTTTCGCTTTTGCTAAGAGTGACGAGGCGTTCAAGGCTCTACAAGAGCACGAAGACCCACGAGTACAAGCACTAGTCGCCGCCCGTATCGGATTGAAAAGCACACTAGAAGAGACACGAACTAAACGATTCTTAGAGGTTGCCTCTCGCGGTAAGATGCCGGTCCCGATTAAGTACTACGCTGCGCACACCGGCCGGTGGGGTGGCTCCGACAAGATAAACCTACAGAACCTACCATCACGTGGCCCGAATGCAAAGGTACTGAAATCTAGTATTTGCGCCCCTGAAGGTTACTCCATAGTAGAAGCTGACTCTGCGCAGATTGAGGCCCGGGTGTTAGCTTGGTTATCCCAACAAGTTGACCTAGTTACTGCGTTCGAGAACGGTGAAGATGTGTATAAGAAGATGGCCGGTTCCATCTACGGTAAGAAAGAAGAAGACATATCTGCCGCTGAACGCTTCATTGGTAAAACTACAATCTTAGGATGTGGCTACGGTATGGGCGCGGTGCGTTTCAAGGAACAGCTACAGACCTTCGGCGTTGATATGGAACAAGAAGAAGCCGCACGTATTATTAAGATATACAGGCAGACCAACAGCTCCATCACTAAGCTGTGGAGAGAATGTCAAATAGCACTAGAGGGTATGAGGCAGGGCGATGCGTACGCAATAGGGCTAAATGGTGTGCTGCAAGTGGTACCTAACCAGAACGGTATACTGTTACCCAACGGCTTGATGATGCGGTACGACAACTTAAAAGCCGAAGAGGGCGAGAAAGGGCTAGAGTACTTCTACAAAACACGTAGAGGAGACGTACGAATCTACGGCGGCAAGGTTGTAGAGAACGTATGCCAAGCAATAGCCAGATGTATCATGGCAGAACAAATGCTAATGATTTCAAAGAAGTACCGTGTATTACTTACCGTACATGATTCTGTGGTATGCTCTGTACCAGATAGTGAGCTTGACAAAGCAGCAGCTTACGTATCCGAATGTATGCGACACACCCCCGATTGGGCAAAGGGCCTTCCGGTGCGTGGTGACGTGGAAACCGGAAAGAACTACGGAGAATGCACAGAATGGGTAGACCCACATGGTCTTTTAGTAGCATAAAAACCTTCGACCAATGTCCTAAGAAGTACTACCACACCAAGGTAGCCAAGGACTACGTAGAAGACTTTAACACCGACGCTATTCTATACGGCAACGAGTTTCACAAAGCCGCAGAAGAATACATACGAGATGGTGTAGAGTTAGAGGCTAGGTTCGACTACGCGCTAGCCGCACTGGACAAGCTAAAGAACTCGAAGGGTGAGAAGCTGTGTGAGTATAAGATGGGACTGACGGCAGACTTAGAGCCGTGCGGTTTCTTTGATAAGAACGTGTGGTGGCGTGGGGTAATCGACCTTGCTATCTTAGATAGAGAAGCCGGTACGGCTAAAGTAATAGACTATAAAACGGGTAAATCTGCGAAGTACGCCGACAAGGGGCAGCTAGAACTAATGGCTTTGGCTATGTTCAAACACTTCCCCGAGGTAAAGACCATAAAGGGCGGGCTGTTATTCGTAGTATGTAACGCGTTTATAAAGGACACTTACACCATAGACCAAGAGTCGGAGTTATGGCAGAAGTGGTTGGCTGACTACGCGAAGATGGAGAAAGCCTACGAAGTAGATGTATGGAACCCGCGTCCTACGGGATTATGTAGAGCGCATTGTATAGTACTAGAATGCCCACATAATGGGCGGAGATAATAATGACATACTACAATGAAGAGATGAACGAAGAACAAAAAACCTGCTCCCACTGTGGGGCTAAGATGGTAGCCTACAAGCACAAACTGAACTACGGCATGGCACAATCCCTTAAAAAGCTGTATGCCTTGGGGGGTAGTGCACACCTTAACGCGCTAGAGTTGAACTATAATCAACGATGTAACTTCCAGAAAATACGCTATTGGGGGCTAGTATTTAAGTCTAACCAAGAGTCAGGAGTATGGGTTATAAGTAGTTACGGTAAGATGTTTGTAGAAGGTAAGGTATCCGCGCCGTCCCACGCTTGGTCGTATCGGGGGGAGCCTATAGAGAAAGAAGACTCAGAGATAACTCACATATATTTCAGTGAATTAACGCCAGTAAACAACGCCAAGGTAGACAAAGAGTTAGCCGTCTACAAAAAACGCGGAGACTATGCTGACGATTCAGAGCCGCACGGCTAGGAGAACTACGATGCCTTACAAAACTAAACCCCGCCCGTACAAGAAAGAGTACCAACAACAAAAGGAACGCGGTGAGCACGAAGACCGCATGGAAAGACAACGAGCTAGACGCGAAGTAGATAAGACAGGGGTGGATAAAAACAAGAACGGTAAGGCAGACAAACGAGAAGGCAAAGACATCAGTCACAAAAAGATGTTGAGCAAAGGTGGTACTAACAAGGATGGCTACAAGATAGAAAGCTCTAGTAAGAACCGTAGTCGCAACGGCAAGTCCGCTAGTAAGAAAACGAAAAAGAAGTAACGTAACAACACAAAAAGAATATAGAGAGAAGCACACAGCGGTTTCTCTCTATTTTTGCCCTCTGGAGAAAAGGATGGAAGTAGTAGACAACAGGGCTTTGCGTATAAAAGTACGCAATCCGGTGCAAATAACAACAGCAATACCGCGCAGCAAGAGCCTAGGCAACAACGAGGTTTTGGTTAAGTGGGACTTAGAAGAAGCACGAGTACTTAAAAATTTGGGAGTAAAGAATGTGCCATCGCCAATCTTAGGGCAATACTCTTGGGCCGGTAAGTTTAAACCGTTCGAACATCAGAAGACTACCGCAGCTTTTCTAACTATGAATCAACGGGCCTTTTGTTTTAACGAGCAAGGTACTGGTAAGACGGCTAGCTCTATCTGGGCTTCAGACTTTCTTATGCAGAAGGGGATAGTAAAACGTGTTCTCATAATATGCCCTCTTTCGATTATGGACTCAGCATGGCGCGCGGATTTATTTTCTTTTGCTATGCACCGTACAGTTGACATAGCGCATGGCCCCCGTAAGAAGAGAGAAGAGATAATTAGAAACGGGGCCGAGTACGTAATCATAAACTATGACGGCGTAGAGATTGTGAGAGACGTTATAGACGAGGGCGGGTTCGACTTAGTTATTGCAGACGAAGCTACTCATTATAAGAACCCTCAAGCAAAACGATGGAAGATATTAAATTCCATAATAAAACCAAACACTTGGCTCTGGATGATGACCGGTACTCCTGCCGCGCAGTCACCAGTAGACGCTTACGGGTTGGCAAAACTAATTAACCCAAAGGCAGTACCCCGCTTTGCGGGGGCTTTCAAAGAAATGGTTATGCGTAAGGTTACTCAGTTCAAGTGGGTACCCAAAGAAAACTCTACCGAGATAGTATACAACGCACTACAGCCAGCGATTCGGTTTACAAAAGAACAGTGTTTGGATTTGCCGGAGATGACTTATGTTAAGCGGGAGGTAGAACTGACGCCGCAACAGAATAAGTTTTATAAAATACTTAAAAGTCAGATGCTTACCATAGCCGCAGGCGAATCTATTTCTGCTGCTAACGCAGCGGTCAATATGAATAAGCTACTACAAATATCTTGCGGGGCTGTGTATTCCGACAGCGGAGAAACGGTAGAGTTTGACGTAAAGAACCGCTACAAAGTATTATCCGAAGTCATCGCTGAATCTAGCCAAAAAGTTTTAGTGTTCGTGCCGTTCAAGCATGTCATTGGAATATTGGCAGAGAAGCTAAATAAAGACGGGATAACGAACGCTATAATAAACGGGGATGTGTCCGCGCAAAAACGAACTGCTATCTTTAACGAGTTCCAAACTACCCCCGATCCTAGAGTACTTATTATACAACCGCAGGCCGCCGCCCACGGCGTAACGCTCACCGCAGCGAACACTATTGTATGGTGGGGTCCTGTGCCCTCGCTAGAAACGTATGCGCAAGCTAACGCTAGAGTACATCGTTCGGGACAGAAACACCCAAGCACCGTGGTGCAGTTACAAGGTTCGCCAGTAGAGAAACGTGTTTATGAAATGTTAGATCAAAAAATAAATATTCATACAAAAATGATAGATTTATATAACGACGTACTTGATACCTAAACACAACTAGAATAGACTACACTTCGTTCCACAAAACTAAAAGCTAGACAACAAAGGAGATAGGCGTATGAGTGAACAAGCGGAAGACGAAGCTAGGCTTAATAAACTTATCGGTGTGTACATAAAGATACGCGATAAGAAGCTACAGATCGTCACCGAGATGAAGCAGCAAGAGCAGGACCTAGAAGAGAAGCTAGACAAAGTTAAGAACGCTCTACTAGAACACTGCAAATCCACAGGACTAGAATCTGGTAAGACAGAGCTAGGCTCCTTCTACCGTTCAGTGCGAACCAAGTACTGGACTAGTGATTGGGATTCCATGAACAAGTTTATGCTAGAGAACGAAGCCGTAGACTTGTTAGAGAAACGCATTCACCAAGGCAACATGAAGCAGTTCTTAGAAGAAAATCCAGACCTACATCCTCCCGGCCTCAACACAGACAGGGAGTACACAATAACTGTTAGAAGGAGTAAGAAGTGAGTAATTACGAAGCCTACGTGCCCATCGACGATCTAGCGGAAGTACTAAACATAAAGACACAGACGCTAAGGACTTGGGTACGGCAGGGGCATATCCCAAAAGAAACTTACATACGAGTGGCTAACACTTACAGGTTTAACATTCCCCAAGTGTTGAAGGCTTTGACTGAGCAGAA